GCAATAGATGTTGCATAATTGCGATATGGATTTACACGCTCAACTGCTCCAAATCTGTAAGTGTCAGCAAACTTGGTAATAACTTTACCAGCTCTAACCGCATCTAAAGGTGTTGCAAAATAAGTTTGATAAAAATTAGGTGTGGTTGAAATTAAGAATCTATCTCCAACTTGCAAGCTATCCTTATATTCAATATGAGACCACCATCTATCTAACTCACCAAATTCTGATTGATCTGCCTGGTATTTAATTTCATCTGTCCAAATAAATCCATCATCATCTGTTAAATCTGTTAATGTATTTACAACTTCATGGTAATTATTTCTATAAGCATCTAAAAATTCATCACCAGAGTCAGTTCTATAAGTTTGACTATAACTATAAAGTTCGCTTCCATCACCATATGGGTTATCAAGTTTAATTGGTACATATGGATCTGAACCGCCTTCATTTCCTGAGCCAGTTAAATCTGAAACTTGATGATATGTGTCAATGAATCCCATGTCTACCGCAAGCTGTGGATTTGTAACAAGTAGAGATATACCAGTATCTACCGCATCTCTTAATGATTTAAGTCTTTAAGGTCTGTCATCAAATCAAGATATCTTTCGTTATCTGTTACAGGATCTACATATACAGTTCCCTTATCGGTTCCGCTTTTTGTAATTCCGTCTTTAAGAATTGGATGGCTTTCTCCAACAAAAGTATCTCCAGCAAAGAATTTAACAACTGGAACTGGCCAGATATCCCAGTCATAGAATTTATTTGCACCATTGGTTGTATATGTTGTTAGTTGATAGAAAGTGTCTGGGTTTTGGCCATATCCACCTTGGTCAAAGTTATGGTAATTATTTCCAACAGGTTCAAATCTACCTCTAGCTGAATTAGGTGCATAAGTTCCAGTACCAGCATTTCGTGTTGGCCAGAAGTAAAGCATGAGAGCACGACCACGGTTTCCACGACCCTTAGTATTAGGTGTGGCTGTTGCAGTTGCTGTTGAAACTCCTGCCTTAACAGGAACAACATTAATTGCGGCAAGGTAGTTAAGATTAATTTCATTTTCTTCTACCATTGCAGACAAACCTAATCCAAATGCTGATATAGCAAAGTCAGAGTATGAGTTTAATTCAGATGAGTTATATCCAATTCTGTTAATAACATACATTTCATTGCCGTATCTTTGAATATCTAATTGTCCATCAATCCAGAACTGAATACGTGGCTGTGTAAAATCTACGCCAGTCTGTCTATTCTGAATAATTATATGGTGCCATTCGCCATCAGCAATATTTTTATTTCCAATAAATGCAAGAGGTTCGTCATTTGCAGAAACTGATCCTGAACGGGAATCCTTTGAATAAGTAAGTGCTAATTTTCCATCTCTTAGTACAATGCCAGTTCTTTGGAAGTTATATGTATTTTCATTTTCTCCAACAAATAGAACTTGATTAGATTTTGTTGTTCTAATCATTGCTTCAAAGGTAAAGTCTCTATCGCCTACACCATTATTGCCAGAAGTGTAGCCAGTTGAAATTTCTATGTTTCTAAAATTTACAGCTTTTCTATTTTGTGCATCAAAGTATCCACCATTTATTGCAGGTAGAGGAGACGTGACTGCATTAGTAGCCCTGACTCCTGATGGTGCACGTACTGTCCAGCCAGATCCTGGGACAGGATCTACAGAACCTGTTGAAGGAACATAAAAGTTATCTGATGTATTAAAGAATACTATTGATGAATTGCCTACAGAATCCTTTTGATCAATTGCTACAAGTCTTTGATACCAAAGGTCATCTGCAATTGTAAAGTAAGCAGGTGGAAGTGGTGCGAACGCATTTGCATTAAATGATTGTGGCTTAATTAATGCACCTAATGTTGTAACAAGTGCAGGTTGTACCATTGCAGCCTGAGCAATAGATGGATTAGCGTTCCAGAATCCTGGAATTAATGGTCTTGCATCACCCATCATTGCAGATGCATTCATATGAAGAACTTGGTTATTTTCTCCAATATCAAATCCTGGATTCTCGCCTTGTGCAGATGCTGTCATTACATTTGCTACTATAGATACAACTTTTTGTGCCAGGAAGTTTGGCATTTGGAATAATCCATCTGCCGTTGCTGGTGATATGAATGGGAATGTCTTTGGCAAGAATGCTGATGCAGTCATTACATCTACGGAAACTGTTGGTCCAAATCCAGCCTCAACTGCTGGCATTGGGAATGCTGCTGTAGCAGTTGTATCCATTGTTTCTGTCAAAGAACGATACATTTCAAATACTTGTGAGTCTGTTAATGCTGAGGCAAACATAGCTACTTCATCAATAGTTACATCTCTGGCAAGGTTGGATGTTGCTATTGCTCCATGACCACCTAAAAGGAATTGTCCATTATCAGTAAATGTTGAAGATGATGATTGGCTATTTGTTAATTTACCATCAATGTATAGTTTTAATGTGCTTCCATCTTTTACTCCAACAAATAGGTGGTAATTACCATCTGTAACATTTGTTGTTGTATTTGTTATTAACTCGCTTGTAGAAAATGATGTAAATACTCTTAATAAAGTTTGGCCAGAAGCGTTAACTACAAGAGATAATCCGATACCACTTCCAGCATTATTTGCAGCACCAGTAGAAGCAATTAAGTTAGCATTTGAACCAGATACTGGTTTTGCATAAACAGCCAATGTTTGTCTATTATTAGTACTGAATGTTCCAGCTGGTGCAGTCCATAAGTTTCCAAGCACTGTATCTCTATTGGTAATGCGAAGACCCTTTTTGTTTTTAGTTGTTATATTTTGAGTATAACTAGAACCATCAGCTAATAATGCCATTTGTCCAGTTACGCTTTGTGGAGCTCCACTTGTTTCATCAAGCTTGTAGTAGAAGTATGGATCTAACCCTAATACATATGAATTAAATGCATTATCATCTTTAAATGTTGGCATAGACATTTCAGCAGAGGCTTGAACTTGATCTTTACCAGCATTATAAATATTTGTAAGAACTCCAGTTGTTATGTTTGTGGTGTTTCCAATAAAGAATTGAGATACTAACATTTTATCTGAGTTAAATGCAGCAACGTTATTAGTTCCAAAACCACCATTTATAATTGTTCCAGGCAAAGTTCCGTTAACCGTTGCTGTTCCTTGAGATACTCCATCAATAAACAATTGCATTGTTGTTCCGCTAAATTTACCTGCTATAAAGTGCCATTTATTATCATCTACAACTGTAGTTCCATTAACTTGGTGATTCCCACCTGATGATTGAATTTGGAAGTTAACAGAGTTCGTTGATGAGGCACTGTTATATCCAAAAGCAATATATCTTGAGCTTGAATCATTTGCTACAAATAGAGTTCTAAATGAATCAGAAAGGCTTGAAGAAATATAAGTCCAGAATCCCATTACATAATTGCCATCTGATAATTCTGTATTAAATGCTGCCAGACCAGTAGGGTTACTACCAGCTACATATCCATCATTTAAAGATCCAGTAAATCCAATACATCCAGAACCTTGTACTCCGCCCCGAACATTATTTGTAGCATTTCCAAAGAAACCAAATCCTGACTGTCCACCAGTTCCATAGTTTGAAATAACTTTATATTGATCAAATTTCCACCATTGTTCTAAATATCCAGAAGTGGACAATGACTGCATATATGTTTCAAGAAGAATTGGAAGGTCTATGTCGTTTTGCAGAGCTTCTGGGAAAGTTGCAGAGGCTGTGGCTGGGTCTGCTGCTACAGATATATTGCGTGTTACAGTTACTGTTGGATCTACGGCCAATGTTGATGCTGTGGCTGGATCTGCTGTTACAGTTCTATTTGCATATGTAGCAACGTGGTTAGCAACAAAGGTATCTACTTGTGCTGTAGTAAGTGTAATTGGAGGAATATAAAAAGCAGCAAAATCTATTGTTCCATTAAAATGATTAAGTCTTGTTGTAAAAGTTGAATTATATTCTGCACCAATAAGAACAAATCCACCATAAGTTAAACCACTATCGCTAACTCCGCCGTTATCATCTCCAATTAATGTTCCATCTACATAAAGTCTAAAAATTTTAATTATATTGCCAGCGCCGTCATTACCTTGATTCCACGCAAGAACAACATGGTGAAATTTATTATCGCATAAGTTTACAGTTCCACTTAAATTTAAAGTTTGATTAAATGCATTTTTAAAAAATCCTCTAATTGTTCCATCTGTATTTAGACCAATTTTTATACCAGAGCTGGAAAGTATAGTTACTTCTCCACCTGTTGGCGCAGATGATCTTTTGAATACAGTTTCCATTATAATTGTTCTGCTGCTAGTACTTCCGCTCCATTGATGCAGAACGCTTCCGTTTGAGCTAAAATCATATGATGCATTACCAGTTAAAGAAGAAGCATTTTGAGTAATTGTTCCAAAAGCAGATGAAGAAACTGTTAAACCAGCTTTTAATGCATTCTCAGTTGTTGATGAGTCTAAATTTGATGCAAGTATAAAACTTGATTCGGCTTGGGCTGTTGTGTATAATGACATAAAAATAGGCTGCGGTTAGGCAGCCATGACTCCAATCAAAACTTTGCTTGCTGGTACTGCTGAAATGCTTGTTCCGTTGATTAAAATTGTTGGAGTAAAGGTGAGGTCAGAAACCACTGGAGACATTATGTTACCAGAAAGGATCTCTATTGTGGTCTGGACTACGACTGCACAAGCGTGTGCTTGGAGTGCGCTGACCTCTACCTTTACGTCCATTGCGTTAGCCTTACGCTACAGTGATACGCACAATACCTGTGCTATCCCATGTGATTGTAAAGTTACCATTTGTTGATGACTGATCTGAACCAAAGTCCACATAGCCAATCAACGCTGATGTTGAAGCTGTTCCTGTTGAATCATATACAACTGCATAACGAGCTGTGATTGTTGAAGATGACCAAGTGGTATCTGCAGCATCAAGAACGATTACGTTGTTTGCTGAGTCATAGGTTGCTGTCTTTGAAGCAAGTGTGTTTCCACCAGTTGTGTAGCCTGTACCTGAAACTTCAAATGATGAAACATCGTTGAAGTAGTCATGAGCGTCCTGATCTGGTGTATAAGATGATGAAAGTAGAGCAACCTTGATTGTGTCAGTGTCAAAATCTACTTCCTTGTTTAGTGCCTTAAGAAGAAAGTTACCGTATAGTTTTGATGGCATTATTTATCTCCTTACGCTGTCTTTTCAACAATTGCGAATGCATCTGCATCTGCAACTGCGAAGCCACGGCGGATACGAGTCTTAAGAAGGACTCCGTCCTTTGTAAATTCTGCATCACGTGAAACAACTGACTCTACGCCACCACGGATACCGTTGATAAGCATCTGACGGTTACCGACGATGAGCAATGCGTTTCCTGCTGGTGAATCTGTTGCTGCTGCTGATGTAGCTGCACCGTATGAAACAACTAGTGGATATCCAAATAGAGATCCTGGTGTTCCTGCTAGTGGATCTGGTAGAACTAGATCATTGTTACCCTTGATCATTCCACGAATTTCCTTAAGCATCTTTGGGTGAGCCATCCAGACTGTGTTAGCTGCATCAAACTTTGATGAATCCTCAGCAATGCCTAGGGCGTTGTTGATGTCCTCGTAAGAAAGAGCTCCACCTGTTTGGATTAGGTTTGTTCCTGCAGATCCTGGTGATACTGCACGGTATAGAGATGTGAACGGCTGACCGTCATCTCCATCGCCAGCTGCTGTTACACCAAGGCATGCGTTATCGAATTTGCGAGCCCAACGGCTTGCCCATTCTCTCTTGTAAACTGTTAGAACGTCTGGAAGTGAATCATTTAGATCTTCTTCTGAAACGTGCATAATTTGTGCGTACTTACGTGCTGTCAATACGATCTCATCTAGTGTAGCTGATGCTTCTGGGATTGTTCCACCCTCTGCAACTACCTGTGGAGCGTCTGATACAAAACGTGGTACAGTCTTTGTGCGTGATGCCATGTTTTCACGACGA